CAGATGCAACCAGCATCGTGGGAGTGTATTAGATGCGGATTGGTCTGGATCTGACGTTGAAAAGTGCGCTGAAGACGGGTCCGTCTGATGTCACAGCACCGACTGTTGTCATTACCCTGAGCGACTACGCCCTCAAGATCGGTGACACTGCAACCGTGACATTCGCGTTCTCAGAAGCCCCGGTTGGCTTTGCTGAGGCTGATGTGACTGCGCCGAATGGCTCATTATCATCTTTTGGCGTCACCGGCGACCCGCTGGTTTATACTGCGATTTTTACCCCTGATGCCGATATAAGCGATGCAACCAACGTCATCACAGTGGGAACTGGCTGGACAGACGCGGCAGGAAATCCCCCGGCAGGTGCGACCAACTCAGCTAATTATGAAGTAGACACGGTGGCTCCGACCTGCACGATCACCTGTGCGCAGATTTCGCCATCCGCCGCGGCGACCCTAAATTACACCATCACATTCTCGAAGCCTATGACAGGTTTCGAGCTTGCTGAATTTGTTATTGTGAACGGGACAAAATCCGCTTTGGGTGGAAGCGGTGCAATTTACACCTGTGATGTGACGCCGACAGCAATTGGAAATGTAACCGCGAACGTGGCGGCGGGAGTGGCAACAGATGGGGCAGGAAATCAAAACACAATCGCGAGCCAGCTTGTCATCTTTGCGACAACGCAAACCGCGCCTGCCATTACACCCTCGCTTGGAAGCGAACTCATCACCAACCCAGGCTTTGAGGGAACGTATGAAGATGAGTCGAGTGGCGGCGGCGGAACGGTTATGGTTGCGCCAAATTGGAATAACAGCGGATGCGAAACGAATGGGACAGATACGCTCAATGAAAGCGCAACAGCTCACGGTGGGAGCAAGAGTCAGTTGATAATCGTGGATACTGGCTCCGAGGGTATTGGGACATTCAACAACTGCTTTGGGGCAATAGGCTGGTATCAATTATCTGCGTGGTTCAATATCACCTCCGGCACCGCCCAATTCTTGGAACCAGCCGGTGAAATCACAGCTTCATCCGCCGTTACAGGGTCATGGGTGCAGGTTGTGTCAACGGGTCGTATTACTTCCGCGAATAGAAGCGGGCGCGTCCGTTCTTCGGGTGGAGGTGCAAACTTCCTGGTAGATGACGTAAGCGGGAAGGCAATTACATTCTCGTCCATGCGTTCACTGCTCGGAACAACAGTCGTGAAGAACGGCACTTATATCTGCCACCCGACTCTGGCAAATGCCACACAATGCGGGATATTGCTCGAATACCTGGATGATAACAATTTTGTTTTGCTCAATGTAAACAGAGTGGACAATACCGCCAAATTGGTTAGTCGGATTGCAGGAACGTATGCCGTTGACAAATCAGGAGCAATAACATACGTCGCAGGGGCAGAGCTAAAATGCGTTGTGAGTGGCACGACCCATCGGTTATTCTACAATGGCTCACAGGTTGGCACAGATGCCACTATTGTCAATAGTGGCATGGGTTTGCAGGTGCATGGTTTCAATGCGCTTGCAGGAAATACGGTTGGGGTTGTTACCGTAAACCCTTAGATGGCGGAGAGCCGCCGCCAGAACCGCCGCCAGACCAAGGACTTACGGAGCATTTCGAGCCAGCAGATATTTATGTAATACCATGAGCGGACTAACGATAGATAACCCGATTGCACTAAATGACGTGATTGCCAGTAGCAGGGTAATTCCTGGCGACAGGCTGATTCTGCGCGGCGGGACATATGCGGGTGATTTTCTCGTCACTCTGGCAGGGACAAAAGATAAACCCATACAAATCATCCCATATCCCGGTGAGCATCCGATCATTGATGGATCACTGACGATCGACGGGAGATATACCGAGTGGCTGGATTTAGAGATTTTTTACTCAGGCTGGAAAAACAGGGATGAAGTTCCTTTGGGTGTCAATCCCGGTCATGGCGTGAACATGCGCGGCCCTGGCAACAAGATGACAGGTTGCATCCTGCATGACACCGGACTGAATGGGTCGTGGGTGGAAAACTCAGACGGAGGTTTTTTTGAATGCCTGATCTATAACTGCGGCTGGCTGTCATCAGATCGGGGTCACGGACACGCCATCTATACCCAGAATGCCGCGCCAACTCAGTACCACCACAATAATATTATGTGGGGTCAATATGGATATGGATTCCATGCCTACACCGAAAACAGCAACATAAATTTTTACGATATTCGCAAAAACATCTGTTTCAGAAATCAGGGGAAACAATTCCATTTGGGAGGCGGCGGAGGCAGGAGAGCTTATATCTGTGTTGTGGACGAGAATGTATTTCTGGAGGGGGCAGGAAGCGCATTCCTGAAAGGCAATGATATTACATTGACAAATAACTACGCTCCCAACGGGTTTGTCATTGATCTGGCATCGGTGAACGTGATGCAATCCGGCAACGTATTCACCACACAAACAGAGACAAAGGTATTTATCTTTCCTACTCGAACGGGCGCACACATTGCCATATTCAACCCGCAGGAATTTGATAGCGTTGACATAGGCAAAACTGGAACACTTCACAACGCACAGGACTATTTCAATGATGTGGTTTTGACGAATGGAATTGTGGACATGCGCGCCGCCTCTCACACGGTAGCGGCACGCATAGGGAGTACAGCGGTTGAAACCGCGTTCCCGCAGTTCGGCGCGTTCGTGTTCGAGGTTGTATGACCCCTGACCCACTGATTGATTGGAGAAGATGATGAAAACTGGTTTCGAGTGGGTTGTTTCGCCGAAGGTGATTGCAAAGGGTCTGGATGATTATGGCCGGAAGGCTTTGATTGCGATCCAGGCTGTGGCAAATTACTGGGGGCAGCTCGTCCAGAACGAAGCCAGGGAGAACGCGGTCTGGGAAGACCGGACCGGCAATGCACGCGGCGGGCTGTTCTTTGCGGTGGACGGTTTCGGACTCGAGTCGATCACCGGCGAGGTGACACCGGAAGCAAAATCCGAGATGAGCGACGTGGCTGTGGAAAGCGGAGATAAAGATACGTTGATCATCACGCTGGGGCACACGGTTTTTTATGGCAAATTTTTGGAAACATCGAACGGCGGCCGCTATGCAATCATTATGAGCACGATGGAACAAAATTTTCCGAAATTGGAACGCATGGTTCAGGATGTGTTCAGATAGCGGTCAGCTTTCAGCGGTCAGCTGTCAGAGATCAGTAACCAGGATTAACTAATGCCTAGTTTACAACAAAGAATCAATGCCTTTTTCAATCCGCCATCTGCGAATGGCGAAACGACCGCCGCGCCAGTTGCACAGCAGTCCATTGTGGCCGAGTATCAGAAGCTGAAGTCAGACCGGGACCGGATGGCGATCATCAAGACCTGCAGGCAAATGTACGCAACAGATCCACGTGTGAAGAAGGCGCTGAGAATGTACTCGACGGACCTGGTGAAGGCTGGCTTCCTTGTCAAAACGAAGGATGAACTGGCAAAGCAGATCGCAACGGAGCTGCAGACACGGCTCGGTTTGAATAAGAAATTGCAGGACGTGGTGCGCCTGACCGGTCGCGATGGTGATTCGTTCTATGAAAATGTCGTCGATGGAGAGTTGAACATCGTCGAAGTGAGCCGCAAGCCCACCCTGAGAATGCGGCGCAACAGCAATAACGCGGACAAGCTGGACGATCCGCAGCGAGCGTTTTACATGGTGGACGAAATGTACACGGGCTTTGGCATCCCGAAAGATGCGGTCTTTTTTCCGGAGTGGCAGATCATCCATGCCCGCTGGGAGCACGACGATGAAAGCCGTTACGGGGTCCCGATGTGGGCATCGGCAACGGGATCATTCAAGCGCGTGAGCGAGGGTGAAACGGATATGGCTGTGCGGCGCAAGGTGCGGGCAGGCATGAGATTGCTGCATGTCGTCGAGGGCAATGAGTCTGATGTCAAGGCTTATAAGGAGATGAACCAGAAAGCGCTGGATACTCCCACCGCAGCGCATCTGGACCTGTTCTCGAACAAGCCAGGCTCGATCACGGCGATCCAGGGCGATGCGCATCTGAATGAGATCAACGACATCCTGCACCAGGTGGCGACGATGTTCGCGGCGTCCGATGTCCCGATGGAGCTGGTGGCATATGGCGAGGGACTCAACAGGGACATCCTGGGCGAGAAAAAGGACGAGTACGACGAATCACTCGACGATGGCAGGGAATGGGTCACAGAAGAGTTCCTAAAGCCATTGCTGGAACGCCAGTGGCTGTTGAAGGGAATCCTGCCTGCCAATGTGAAGTATGAGATCGTGTGGCGCCTGGCGAAGAAGCTGACGCCGGCAGACCTGCGTGACCTGAGCGATGCACTGGCCAGGCTGCGGGTGCTGGGTGTGAAGGAGGAGATCATCCAATCCATTGCGGCGCTGTATCTGCGGAATGTAGATGTGGATATTCTCAACTCGGATGGTATCAGCGCGGAGCAGTTCGCGAAGAGTTTGCAAGGAATTTCAATTTAGTGATTTTCCACGAAGAACACGAAGGAACACGAAGGAAAAAGAATGACGGTTTTATTGCAACACATTGATCTGACCGAAAAGGCGAAGGCTGACAAGTTGATCGATCAGCTGGATAAGATCGCGCTGGGACGGATGTACCAGGCTTCGTTCAAGGCGGTAATACGTTTGCAATTATTTTTCACAGGCAGAACGCATGAGCTAATAATGGACTTTGGTGAAAAAGTTCAAGCGTTGATCCTGAAGAAAGCCGGCAAGGGCCAGGTGCTGGATGGGACGAGCGGCTACAGTGTCCAGACTGAAATGCTGAAGATGTGGGGAGATCTGTTCAAGGAATGGCAGGATGAATTGCAGGCGGTGAGGCGGGAGGCGGCGTCGATCCCGTTTGGAGTGATGGCGGTATTTCATGAGCGATTGGTTATTCCAAATCTTTTGAACCGCGAAGAACGCAAAGAGCGCGAAGAAAATCCTTTGGAAGAGGCTCGAAGCAGTGGGGGAGTGTTCGAACGGCAGTTGCAAATGCTGCTGGATATAGCGGCGGAGCATTTGTATGGTGACGGGATGAATCTCTCCGGACGAATCTGGAAGTGGGACCGCGAGAGCCGGGAGGGGATCAACCGGGTGCTGATGGATGGGATTGCAAATCAGAAAAGCGCCTGGGATATTGCAAAGAACCTGGAGCAATATCTTGGTGCGAATGAAGATTGCCCGAGATGGACATCTACACGATTGTATGGCCGCACGAAGACCCAGATCGCTGCAGGTGACACGACCGGATTGGTTTCGAGACCCTGTGATGGGCGCGGCGTTTCGTATAACGCTTTGAGACTGGCACGCACCGAGATCCAAAAGGTGCATGCGCTGGCCACGGACCGGATCATGGCTGCACAGCCGTGGGTGGAGAAGGAAAAATGTAATCTTTCGGCAGCCCATCCTGAAACGGATATCTG